CGTTGAGCGTGTCCTTCTCAATTGACATAAGTTCGTAGGGCATACCATACACACTGTTACACATGCGCAGAATTGTTGATTTTCCTGATCCGGCGTATTCGTAGATCACATTAATGATTGAACCCTTTAACCCAGTGAACTTCATTAGTGGAGCGCCAAACGCGGTTAAGGCTCCAAAAGCGTGGGGCTCCATGCCCTTTAGTGCGTACAAGTTAAAGACTTCCTTCCACTTGTCTATATCACCCTTCTCGTGAACCTTCTCGGCAAAGAACTCGGTCGTTGACGATGATGGGCTGTAGAACGTACCGTCCTTGGTAATTTCTTTGTTACCCATAATAAATTTGCTGTCTCCCTCAACCCATCCAAATTGTGTTCTCATAAGCTCTGCTTTCTTTATATATTGCAAATTTTTTACTGCCGTAACAACGTACGTTGCAAGATTTTCATATTGCTTGTGGTGCGCCATTACCCCCTGCTGGGCAAGCTGTTTGCGTAGCTCGTCCTTCGATGAAATAGCCGCAGTGGTTATCGCAAACTCTTTCACCCCGTCATGGGGTAAGTGGAGTCTGAACAACGCCATTTCACCCAACTCTTTATCTCTCATGCGCTTGAGTACATACAAGTCATGCTCGTACACCATTGCTGGCGCTTCTTCGGAATCCTTGGGCGGGCGAACATACACGCCGCCTTTTTTACCCCTGAAGAACGGAAATGGGTACTCAGGTATTTGATGTGTCTCAACACCCTCTTCAGTTTCAACCTCTACTTCGTTGTCATCTTCGGTTGCTTCTGCTATCTCTATGCCCAACACAATGGGTGAGGTGATCTTGCCTTTGTGCGGACAGCCATCACAACCACCGGGGTTGCGCTCTTCAAATGTTGTGCAATGGTGTGGGCCACCGCGCTTGCGGATATTCCTAAGCTTGTTGTTTACCTCGGCTGGGTCATATTCAGGATGACCGCTGGACATCTTGTGCGCCGCTTTGTCTCCATCTACGCAGAAAGCAGGAATCGACAACGCCGACATCCACAGTGGCTCATCAATTTCGGCTTGATTTTGAAATACGTAATTTAGTTGTGCACAGCCATCTTCGCCTTTGAGCATGATGGTCTTGAACCGCTTGACCTTGTTACCCAACAACGCTTCCATCATTGGGCTCATGGAAGAGGGTATGAAGTCGGGCACTTCCTCTTCTTGTTTTGGTTCGGGTGCGCCCAGCAGTTCACGTAGTTTTTCAACCGACAGCCTCGGCGAAACCTCGTTCCAAACGCTGACTGGCTTGGGCTCCAAACCTTTCTTTACGTTCATTGACTCGGGCACACGAAGAACCCGCGATGCTTCAAACACCTTGTCGTCAACGATCAAGTTATGTTCTTTGCACAGTTGTTTTAGTTGCTTAGCTAATGGCTCCCATTCTTTGCGGGGCAACATTTCTTCAAGCAACCAGTAGGCATGAACACCGTTACCGGAGTTCACCAAAATTGGTCTAGGTAAGCCGACTGTCTTGCAAAACTTCTTAAGCTCAGCCAGCCCTGTCTGCTGGTCGAGATAGCCCTCGATTTTTCCTTTGGAATTCGGTACACCCTTGGTTGGGCCGCAATCAATATCTAACCATAAGGCTTGGACAAAGGCTACGTTCTCGTGCGTCCTGTCATCTGCCGTACCAAATTTGGCACAACCAAAATACACATTGACTTGCTTGGTGTTGAACTCTTGGATGAGTGTCTCGGCTTCTTCCCTTGTGTCTGCAAAACGCTGGTCAACATATTTACCTATGCCAACTACGCAGTACCGTCCCTCCGTCGGTAGTACGGTGTCAAGCAAGTCAAATGTAGACATTGTTTATTTGCGCTTTTTATGCCGTGCCATGAAACGCTCAATCTGTCCAGCGTAAGCAGGAGACGGGATGAACTCACCCCAAAACCAGTTGTAAACCGTCATGCGGCTAACCCCTAGCTCTACTGCCACTTGCGTAGCAGTAATCTCCTTTGCTATACAGAAGCGACCCAAGGCTACGCCCAAAGATTCAGCATCGGCTTTTTTGTTGGCGTCAACTAATTTTTGGCTGTAACCATAGGTCATGCGTTACTCCTCTTCCGTCCAAGCCGCTACCACTGAGTCCAAACTTTTCTTGGATGCGGGTGTGGCTTCAACAGCTTTCTTGGATTCACGTTTCTTAGGCTCGTCTACCGCGTCGGCTTCGGCATCCGCTTGGATGGCTTTGGCTTTGGGGGCCTCGGCTTTAGGTGCTTCCAACTTGGGTGCACGACCTGACACATCAGCTTGATATGGGGTCATGGTGACCATCTTATGCACTTCGGGAAGCGCGGCTACTTTGCTTGTGACTGCGTGTTCGCTCTTGTTGATAAAGCGCACTGGCGTGAACAGAATAGACTGGTTGTCATTGTCTTCATTGAAGCTCAACTGAGTAACAACGTAGTCCAAGCTCTTGCCATTGTTGGACAAGTATTTGGTGTAGCTCTCAAAAGGGTGGGTGTTGTCACCAACACTGTCACCAAACAAAGACTTGGAAGCCAAGTTCATCTGATACACAGAACCTTCAAGCGAAGTACCAAAGTCCTCTTCCAACGTCACAGCGATGCGGCGTGAATAGCGGCAGGCTTTAGAGTTACCCATGCCCGAACCCTTGATGTTTTGCTCGCATGAATCACAACGGTCAGATTGCTTGTTAGCGGAACCAGCATCAGGTGCACTGCCGTCATTAGAGAAACAGTCAGGCGCGGTTGGCTCAGCGTCGGCACTCCATTGCTTTGCGTAAAAAATACGCCCAACTTTGGGAGAAGCATTGACAACGACAACATTCAAGTCGCCTTTGACCTTACCCATTTCTTCACCGCCCACAACCTTACGGAAGATTCCGTTTTTAGGGACGATTCGTTTAACGCCAGTACGACCAGCGAGTTGTTTTGTAAGCTCACTGACTCCAGCGTTTTGCAGGAAGTCGGGGAGGGCTTGGTTTAACAAAGTAATGTTGCTCATTTTTCAGTTTTCCTTAGAACGTCTAACTACCACGGTGTATTCGCTCTCTACGTTCAAGCCCATAGGGAGCAGGTCGGGATTCTCGGAAAGAAACTCTTTCATGTGTGTCTGATGAAGTCTCTTTTCCAGCAGGCCATACGCATCGTTTTCTTTAATGAAGTGATACATAGAATCCCAATCATTCGTCCAGTACCGTGACTTTACGGAACGAATAATCGTGCCAGCTTTTGTGCGAATGCTGTCGGCATTCATGTGCTTACAAACCCCAAACATTTCAGCTTCAAGCACCGCCATTTGATCTTCAATGTCGGCGTATTTCTGTTTGTAGTCTGCGGTGAGTTTGTCTTTGGCATCGCGCATCTTGAGGTAGATAGCGACAAGTTTGTCAAGTGGGATGGAAGGAGTGGTGACTTCGTCCTGAACTTCTAATACGTCCATAGTTAGCTCCAGTTGTTTTGAGGTTTTAGTTTAGCACAGAACTTGACATTGTCAAGTGCTTTCAGAAATAATTTCTTGCTTGTACAAATCAATTATTTTTGTGTGGTGTGCGATGTTGCCCCGCAAGTGAGCGTACATCTTTGTCTCTATCGGACTGCCTGTTATATGCACGATTGTCATTGGGTTAACTTGACCGGGTCGGTCAATTCGAGCATTGGCTTGTAAGTATGTTTCTACACTTGAGCACGGAGCGTACCAAATAATTGTGTCGGCGGCAGTTAGGGTAAGCCCGTGAGATGCCGCTTGTGGCTGGATGATGAGCACCTTGGGATGGGCGTGGTCTTGGAACTGCTGAACCAAGGCCGAGCGTTTGTTAACACTCACACTCCCGTTGATGACTTCACAGCTTATGCCGTGCTTGTTCAGGTGTCTTTCTAGGAGTTCGATGGTGTGGGTAAAGGGTACAAACACCAGCACTTTGTTGTTAGTCTCGTCAATGACTTCCTGCACCACGTTTAATCTGCCAGATACATCAAACTCAAGCACTTCTTTAGTATCCGTATAGACTGCACCACCGGATATTTGAAGCAGTTTGTTAATTTGTACGGCAGCATTGACCGCAGAGATTTCTTCTCCGTCGGCCTCAATCAACATCTGCTTCTTGAGTACGTTGTAGTACTTGATCTGCTGGGGTGACAGTGGGGCATCACGGTCAATAAATGTCAGAGGAGGTAGGTCAAGGCACTCCTTCTTCTCAAACCGAATGGCTGGTTGAAGTGCTTTGTGGACAATGTGCTTGGACTCGGGGCGGGGTAACCAGCGGTACTGCCCAACCTTAATCATCACGTTGTCTCTGAACTGCCCAAAGAACATAGGTATGCCATCGGGGTTCACCAGCTTTGCCAATCCGTAAGCATCCACAGGCGACTGCGCGGCGGGTGTTCCAGTCAACATCCATAACCCGCGTATAACTTTTGTTAGGTCACGCAAGTCTTTCCACCGCTCGGTCTGAACATTCTTATACGCTGACGCTTCATCTACCACAATCAAATCGAACCCACCCTTAAGCAGTTCTTTCTTAACAATCCCAACCCCATCAAAATTGATGACGACAAACTCTGACCCCGCATTGATGATCTCTTTGCGCTTCTTAGCCGCCCCATGTGCAACCGATACTGTGCGATGGATTGCAAACTTAAACATGTCCTGTTGCCATGCTGACTTCATGATTGACAAGGGGCAAATCACTAACACTCGCTTCACTAATCCTCGTTGCATCAAATAATCAACTGCCCAAATCACTGATGCTGTCTTACCTGTCCCTTGCTCGTTAAAGCAGAACGCCTTGTTGTTGGTCGTTAGGAAATCGGTTGTAGTCTTCTGATGCTCGAACGGTGTGAACCCGTGGGGACGGGGCCACTCATACTCTGATAAGTTCATTTTTTCTTTGGCTTGTTAGTTTTGACAGTGTGATCTGAATTGCGGCTGAATGAACGATTGGCACTTGGGGTCTTGAGCTTAAGATTTCCTGAAGCATTGCTCCCCCCTTTGGACAAGGGAACCACATGGTCGATGTCTTTTCCAGTACGGTCAACGCCCTTCTTGTCCATCTCACTTCTTGCTC